CTTTTGCATCAACGTCCACGCGTTGTTGCTGATAGTTGATGTGAGCATGCGCCCAACGTCATATGCACGCCGATACGCTTCAGTGGCATTTCCCGTTTCGAGATATGCCAACACGAATGCATCCTGTTTTGGTGTCAATTTCATAGTTGATAAGCATTCTCAGAACACAGAACATTCCAGAACAGGTTTGGCCTAAAGTCTATATCCATACCTAATATACCTCTAATACCACTTTAATACCACTTTTTGACTAGCTCTTTTTACACAGACTGTTCTGGTGTGTTCTGTGTTCTGGCGCATCATTTACAACAACGCCTGCAACGTCTGATAACCGAACCCTTTTGAATACGGTCGATACGTTGCAAACGCTTTTGCGGTGTTTTCTTTGCATATGACCCCCGGCAACAACCATTGAACAACATTACGAACGATCCATACGCGCTGCTTGTTGCCGTTTTCGTCATACACGGGCAATTCGACCTGATGCATACCAGCATCATCAAGCGCATGCCGCATGGAAGATGACAAACGTTTGACGCCAGAAACATCGCCATCATTCATGACGCTCAACAGGTCAGAAACGGTGATGAAATCACAAGGCCAATGGGAAGCGATCATGCTGGCAAGCTTCTGAAACTCCGACTTCGAAGCAGCAATAGCGCGGCGCTTGGCTTCAGTTACGGGCGGTCGCGCACCGGGATTGAACCGCGACAAGTCTCGAGTCCGCAACCATGCGCCAAGCGAATCGATAAACGCGGGTTGGTCAAGCAGACCATACAGATAGACATAGATGTGTTCTGCACGTGGTGCAGCAGACAGGTGAACCACATCCCATCGTCTGTCGGCATCGTCCATTGGCACGGCGTTCTTGTGATTGGAGTACAGCAACCAGCGGCACGCGTTGTGTTCAATGTACTCACGCCCGTACTTGGGTTTGATATAGCGTGTTTCCTCCGTGAGCATGTTGCGAATCTTGCCTTCCATCATGTACGCGTCTTCACGCGCACCGGCACGGATTTCATCAACGATGGCAATCACACGCCCTGCCAGCGCCCCATTGAATCCACCGTTGATGAGTGCGTCCATGTCGACGCTAGGCGCAACATATCCGCGCCAAAGACGACTGATGACCGATGCGACCCAATTACGGCCAGTACCGTAGTGGTCGGCGATATGCAACCATCCAAAATGCGGCAACACGCCGGGTTGTTGCTCGATGTGCGCCAGCCAGTCAAGGAAGCGTTCAGTTGCATCGCCAAACAGGTATTGCACCTGTTCAATGAACGGCCCGATGTCGACGCTATATGCGCCACGTTCGACAGGTCTCCACATGTTCAACGCGCTGCGTCCATTCGGGTCGGCAGTGATGATGTTGCCGCCAGCATGAAAGGTGCGCGTCTGCACCATCTTGCGCGTTGGGTGCCGCAACCATTCCCGCGTGTGCTCGATGGTGCGACCATCCGCGGTCAGGCTGTTGGACGCTGCCATGGTATTACGGAAGTCGGCAAGTGCGAAGTTCATGTAACGGTCATACACGTTGCCGACCTGTGAGCCGTCGCTGATAAATACGAACTGCTCAATCATCTGACCGATGCTCATCACTGGCGCAAGCAGAATGGTTTCTTCAGGCAGGTTCAGTGCGATGTTGGTCTGTCGCGTCAACTCGCGTAGATCGGCGTTCGGCCGTGCGCTACGCATCGCCACCATCTTGCGGCACTCATCGATCTTGAGCCGGTGCCCATGGTTGGCAAGCGTCGTCTGTACATGACCGGCCAGCAATTCACGCAACGTTGGGTCGATGCGCTGATCGAGCGCTGCCTCACTTGCAACCGCACGTACCGCATGCACATCACCGGCTGCACTGATGCGGTCATAGTATTCGTCATATGCGGCAGCAGCATCAGCAACAACGTCGGCGTTCAATGACGTCGCGCGCTGGAACATGACTTTCGTCGTCATTGCACATGCACGCTCGATATCCCATTGCATGTAAGTGCGTTGCGCGTCATGCTGCTCATACGCCTTGCCGCGCCGGAACGCCGCACGTGACATCAGCCGCTCTATACGTTCGCAATCCTTGCCGGTCCAGTAAGCAAACCGTGTAGCAAGCGCGAACGCGGCGTTACTGTGGTCGAAGGTGTCGTTGTCGGCAGGATAAGCCTGAGATAGAACGGCAACGTTTGCATTGAACAGGTCGGCATTTGAAGCAATCGCATTACTGCTAATGGCAGGCGCTTCGGGAGAAAGATGGGCAAACGCTTCGCTTGCACTACGCGGTGCCGGTGCGGACAAAAACTGACGTAACAGTTCTTCATCATCGGCGGGTCCGTTCCATTCAGGTATGGGTGCTGTTGTCCATGTGAGCGGCATCGCGCCAGCACCGGGGGTTATGGGGAATTTGTCCGTAATGAACTGGTTGAGCGTCGCGCCAAAGTCGTACACGTTGCCAACGGCACCGCGACCAGTGAGCGCAATGAAGCGGCCGGTACGGTAGCATTCGAACTTCCCACGCTTGCGGCCGGTGAATCCGTGCGGCGTTGTGCCAGCCACAAACAGATGCATACCGGTACCTGACTGTGATGCCTCAAATGCCGCACCGGGGAACCGGCTGAACGCATCGAGCGCATCGGCATCCCACGCACCATCAGTCACGCATCCATCAACGTCGATGAATACGAACGGGTCGGCGTCGGTTACAACGAACGCTACGCCCATTCCGCTTGTGCGCGCCGATGCCAGCGCAGTCTCTGCGTCGCACCAGCTTGTCGGGTCTGTGCTGCTGCCCTGATAGCCTGCGATGCTATACGGCATCTTGCGGGGCTTGCCGCCAGATGGGTCAGCCTGCAATTGCCACAACATGAACTGCCGGTACTGCGTCAGGGGCTTGAACGGGCCGTCAAGCGCGGCCCTTAATGCTGCATAGTCGTGCATGGTTTATTGCCCGGCAGAAGATTAACGAACACCCTTGACGCCATGCTTTTCAGCCAGCGCAACGATGGCGAACCGGTAGATATCAGCGGTATTGAGGCGAATACCGGTGGCCTTTTCGGTCGCTTCATGAACCTTGGAATAGTTCTGTTTGTCATCCTCATCAAGACGGACAGATACAAAGTTTGGGGGAATGATAGCGGGCATGTAGATAGCTCCAATGTGTGTAAATGTGTGGACGTCACACAAGGCAGGAGCTTAACACAAATAGAAAGGCCCGCGCGGTGCGGGCCTTATGTCAGTCCAGAAGTATCAGCCATATGCTGACGAATATTAGTGTCCACCACCAATCGCCGTACAGTGCAGCAATGATTGCGAAAAGCAGCATGAACATGTCACGGCTCCAGGATGGCAACAAGGTTAGCGATGCCATGGACGCCGGGTTGGCACGGATGTCTTATCCATGGACGCGCACCGCCGCTCACGCCCGGCACATATCCATGCAGCGCGTGCGTTAGTACAAATTCGACGTCGTGACATGCCTGCGTGGGATAGTCGAACTCTTTGGCCTGCCCGCAATAGCTACATTTATAGATGAGCTTCATTGCTCGAAGTCCTTTCGCAGCATTTCGAGCATCACATGCTCACGCTTGCGAAAGAAGTCCTCAAGTTCATTCGCATCAGTAGCCGACACAATGAATACATGCGCAAGCGCTGGGGCGTTACCGTCAGCATCTTCATTACCTGAATCGCACGCGAGCACAAAGCTAGTTGCCTTGTGGTAACGCATATGTACATTCGCCGCAGTGGTGAACATGTCGAGCATTAAATCTTTCTTTAGCATTGAAGGTTTCATTCGTCGTCACCGTTATAAGGTAGTGGGTCGGTAAGGTCATATGGCATGCGCTTCAGATGTTCCATATCACCTGCCAGCCCCTGCCATGCGACGATGCTGCCAGCGTGGAAAAGGACCGGGCCGTTGCGCCACACATCACCATCCCATGTCACCTTGACCTTGCTCCATTGACCGTTGCTGTAGCGCACGCGGTACGCCCCCACACGCCACGGCTTGTGTTCCGGGTAACCGTACTCCTGTGATAGCTTTGCCATCTGTGCACCGGGCACCGTCAGGCGGATTTCGTTCTTGCCGTTCACTTCATGCACCGCGCCACACATCGGACACCGCTGCTTTTGCGGGCCATTGGACCGGATATAAGTATGGAAAAATATCGATACTTTCATCGGTTCCTGACACGTGAGGCAATTGTAGTTTTTCATCGATACTTCTCCGCAGTGAATAGTTCCAGCAGTTTGAAAACGTCGACATCGTCCGGTTTCATTTCGCGCAGGATATCGCACGCACGTTCCAGACCGGCGCGACGGCCCATACCGAACCCGGCTTCGTACGCAGCATCAAGGCCCTTGGTGATATGGTCTGGTCGCTGTGACGGCAGAAAGTCACGCTTCGGGATAGGGGGCGATTGCTTCGTCATAGTAGGTCACGAATGCGTTGATGATGGAATGACGCAGCGCAAATGCCGTGTCGTGGTGTTCGACGTTAAACCACTTACTTGCGCCGATCTGCACGCGCACGTCAATGTTGCTAAAGATGGTGCGAACGACAAGTGGCGCGCGACTCCATTTATACGGATGTTCCTTGTCGTTCGGGTCATAACGACACAACACGAACCCATGAGTACGTGCCACACCGACCAGTTCCAGACAGTGCATGGTGATATTGTCCGGGTCGAACAGATAGCGGTCTGAGTCTTTGAACTGTACAAACAGCGCGTCGCCATCAAGATTCATCGACACAACAGCGCCGACAGCAAGTGCCGCCTTCACAGCACGTTGCATCGAGCCGTGAGATGGTAACGCACGCGTGATACGTTTAGTTTCCATTTGGCGGTTTTCCTGAAGCCAGATAATCGAGCGACACGCCAAGTGCACGCGCAACGTCGATGAATGTGAACATGTTTACGCCCTTACCGCGCTCCATGTTGTAAATCGTACCTTCGTTGACCTTGACGCGCCGGGCCAGTTCGACTTTTTCAATGCTGGCCTGCACGCGTAAGCGTCGCACACGCTGGCCGATAGATTCATTATTCATGAGGGAGCTTTGCATGTTGACCGTCATACCATGAATAGGGCGGTCGTTGATTGAACGGTGCCAGTTTCCATGCGGTGAATCCGGGTCCGTTGTGACGGCGATGACGTACGAACCATGTACCGTCATCGCGCATCGCGGCTTGCTTGCGCACCGGATTGCCCATGTTGAAAATTGGCACCGTCATGATTAGCGCGGTCGACCGCGTAACGGAACGGGTTGGCGCTCGAAGTACCGTACACGCGCCACCAGCCGCAACCGCGTGTCATGGTCGACGGTCTGGTATGCCTGTGCACGGTTGAACCGTATCAGCGCGTCCTTGACTTCAGGTAACGTCAACAGGTGTTCAATCTCTGCGTCAGTCAGGATAGGAGTCACTGTGTTTGCTCCACGGGCAGGATGCTCACGCCGCGCACACCGGCCAGATTGCGGCGCACATACTTAAGAGCACTAGCGCGGTCAGGAAAGCCAAGATACTCACCCTCCGGCGCATCGATACGAAACCTGCCGGGTTGGGCCTTCTTGACACCCATCGCACCGTGTATTCGGCGCGATTGTTCCTGACTCACGTCATCAAGTGTCTGCTGGTCCGGTTCCTGTTCGACATAAATGAATTCAAATGTGCTGATAGAAGGATGCTGGCTACCATGCAACAGATAGTCACGGTATGTATGGTCGGTCTGGAACGGATCGCGCGACGGTGCACCACATGAATACGCGATGGCATCAATCCAACGGCCTGAAGCGACAGATAGCGCCTGCATTAGTTCGTGCATGGGCGCACGTTTTAAATGACCTTGCCAGTAGTCACTAAACGGGTCGTCGCGCTCGCTCATTTCTTTGACTGCCGACATGATATCAGCGCGAAGTTTCGCCATGATCGCATCGTTACCGTGACCGCCCCGGCATTCCAGGTCGAGCGATATGTAATCACCGTACGGAACGATGTTTATCGGCTGTTGCTGTGCGGTATATGTCACAGGCAAATCGCGAGCGCATACCGGTAACTCTGCCTCACGCAACGCATCCATATATTTCCGCATAGCGTTCAACGCGGCCGGATAACCGCCGACGTTCGCGACGAATGTGTCGAATTGAGCGGCCGGATATGACACGACGTAGCGGCGGTCAAGCGGGCTGATGGTAAAGCCGTTCGCAGCGGCAAAGTCTTTGGCTTCTTGTGCGGGAGTAGTCATGATGGGATGTCCTTACTGTTTGGCGAGTTTGTCGCGCAGGTTGCAGAATGCCTGTGTGTCCGAATCGTCACCGTGACCGCCCCGGCATTCCAGGTCGAGCCACTTGTAAAGCTTGTCGATGCGTGGATCACGACCTTGCACACCGTTGTATGACTCGTTCGGATTGGTCGTCATGACATCGTAATAGCGGATACCGTCCACGTCAGTGACAGTCTTGACGGTTGCAGCACTCGCCGGTTGCATGTTGTACAGCCACACCGCCAGCACTGCAAACAGGATCACGCCGCGATGTTTGTCCATCCGGTACGCAAATGCGAACAAGGCGACGATCAGCATGACCGCAACCAGTACCACAAGGGTAAGTAACATTTTAAGCTCCATTAGGGTTGACAACGGAACAGAGTATAAAACCGTTACTTCCATCTATGCAAGCAGAAAATGAAAAGGGACGCTTCGAGCGTCCCTTGTGGTCCATGCGCAACGCCCGGTCAGTGTCTTACAAGCCGGTCGATTTCGGCGCGTAACGTTTTCTTGAGCGGTTTGGGCAGTTCATAGTGTTCGCTCGCTTCCGCCAGAGTCTTCGCGTCATTCTCCGCAACCGCATGTTCCAGCACGGCAAAGCGCAGACCTTCACGGCCCCCAAAGTACCGGTTCAGCAGACCGTCACTCACGCCGGTTTCACGGGCCACAGCGGCGCGCGTCACCTTGCGGATGCCTTTGGTGCGGGCGATCTTGTAACCGACCAGCGTCAGTTGTGCGGTGCGCTCATCGGCGCTCATACGTTCGTTTGCCATACTCGATTCACTCCATTAGTTACGGTTTGGTGTTGCGGATATTACAGGGTTCCGGT